CATCCCACACGCGCTGTACTGGCACTGCCTTACTGTGCGGCCCGATCAACTCAGGCTGCGCGCTGAAGTCAGAGACGATCACCGGCGTGCCGCACGCCTGACCTTCCACGGCAGGGATGCCGAAGCCTTCGCCCATCGAGGTGAGCAGCTGCACGTCAGCGGCTGAATACATCTGTGCGATGGCGTCCTGCGGGATGCCGTTGCGGAAGTGGACTGGATGTGGATAGCGCACGCGCTGAGGGTCAATGCCCAAGTGCGCGACCAGTCGCGGGATGTTTACGCCCTCGCTGTGTCCGTTCGGCTCGGTGTGGATCATCCAGTAGACGTCAGGTCGGTCACGCATAAAGGTTGCCATTGCGTCAGCCATCTCACCGAACGCCTTGCGAACTGGGATTCGTCCACGGTTGGCTGCGTTCGTGACGACGAGATAGGCGTCCTCTGGGATTCCCATTGCCTCGCGTGCGCCCTTCCCTCGGTCGTTGAAGACAGTGCGGTCAATGGCGTGCGGGATGTAGGTCAGTTCCTCTCTTGGCACGCCAGCCTTCAGCAGTCTGTCCTCACCAAAGCGGCTCATCGCAATGACGTGGTGCTTCCCTTCTAGTGCGAACTTGGCAACGCCTGGCGGCACTGGGTCGTGGTCAATGGGTGTCCAGCAGGCGAGGTTCAACTCCTTGAACGCCTCCACGCCGTTGAGAGGCCATAGGTCAAAGAGGATCACGCCGAAGCCTGGCTGATCGCCGACCCACGCCTTGATGTTCTCAGGAGCTGCATCTAGCGAATAGCGGATCAGTCCTTCAGGGAAGATTGGGTGACCGTGTGAGCAGTTCATCATCACGGCGGCACCGTGGTTCGCACTGACAGCAACCTCGTGTCCGTCCTGAATCATCTGGTGAACGACCTGTGCGGTCTGCATCCCATAGCCCGAAGGGATGTGGCAGGCGTTGGAATACCACGCGATGCGGCTCATTGTCCTCTCCTCTGCTCCTACTTGTGCTTGGTCAAGCGACCGTGGCACGTTCTGCATAGTACCCGAAGCCTGTGCTCTGGCGCTAGTAGCGGACCGCCCTTGCTGATCGGGTCAAGGTGGTCCACGGTCAGGTCGCTGGTCTTGCCGCAGACCTCGCACCACGGACGCTTGCTTCTGATCTGGCTGCTCAGTTTCTTCCAGGCTGGGTCCAAGTATGGGTTGGGTCTGCCTTCCTTCCACCGGCTCTGCGCCGCAGCTCGATGTGTCTGGCATCTGTTGCCCACCATCGTCAGCACGCCGCAGTCCAAGCAGGGTCGCTGGAAGGTCACGCCTTCGGGAACTCAGGCAGCGGCAGAGACGGAGCGATGACCTTCGCCAAGTGATCCACGACGCGCTCGGCGGCGTCCTCAAAGAGCGGGTCGTAGATTGCCCACGCGATCTTGCCGAACGCTTCCTCCATCGCCTCGACCGTCTGGTCAAGTCGGGCCATCACGATGTGCAGCATCTCGTGCGCCAAGACTTCGCGTTGGTGTTCTGGCGTCTGCTTCCAGAAGTCGTGGCTCACGCGCAGGTCGGCAGTCTCTGCCTGTGCGTGCGGGTTGATGTCAGCCCACGCCTCTACGTCTGCGGCATCACGCACTACGGTGATCTTCCAGTAGGAGACGTTCATCGCAACCTGCAACTCAGCGACGTAGCCTTCCAGCGCGTCGTACTTGTCAGGCATCGGTTGCTTGGCTGCCACGTGTCCTCCAGTCCTCAAGTTGGTCGCCTGCCGATGGGAGGACTCCACCGGCAGGCTTGAGCCGCGCAAGCGCGGCGTCCGCCTATCTTACGGCTTGCGCCACACGGTCACGTAGGAGTCTTGGATCGGCTCAACCCCGAGGCTGCTCAGCCACGCTCTCACGAAGCGATCCTTGCCGTTGCCGTTGATCTTGCAGTCATCCACAGCAATCAGGCACCCAGACGGCAGGCGAGGGTAGATGCTGGTGAGTTCGGCGAGGTGATGGGTTGGCGATTCAATGCCCTCAGTCACGTCGTAGGAATCCAGATAGAGAAAGTCCAGCCGCTCAGGATGCGGGATCAGCCGAAGCCCTTGCACGGAGTCAATGCACTGCACGTCCACGAGCGGCGCCACGGTCTTGGCGTATGCCACTGCATTCTGGTCAATGTCAAAGGAGATGGCGCTGCCGCCGGTGCGCTCGATGATCCAGTTCCACACCTGCGTGCTTTGCCCATCGCCGTTCCAGTTATCCGCCTGACGAGCGCATCCAGTCTCTGCGATGTGGACTGGCTCTTGCTTGGCGAGCAGGTAGTAGGCGATCAACTTGAAGGCTGGCCAGCGGCGCTCCTCGCCCAACTTGCTCCTGAACTCGCGGTCAAAGTCGGCGAGGCTCATTCGCTGATCTTGTAGGAGTTAGTGCGGCACGTCACGCGAAAGACCATTCCGTTCACTTCCTTGAGCTGCGCGTCAATCGCGCCGATGAGACCGCACGCCTTGCAGACAGCCACGACGTCATCTGCCATCGCTTTGCCGTCAAAGTTGTTTGGGTGCTTGGCGCGAGCCTCTTGCTCGTCAAGTCCGTCCTCGACCATTGCGATCTGTCCGTAGGTGATGTTGTTGCGCTCCCAGCCGAGGACGTGTCCGAGCAGGTCTTGGCTCAGGATGCTGCTGCTCCGCATCGCTTGGTCAATCCACGTCAGCCTGCCCTCGACTGTCTTCTCGCGGCTGATCGCCGGTCGCGGCGCCTTCTTGGTTTCTTGCACGGTGCGGATGCGGTACAGGTCCACCGTGCGCCAGCCATCCTCTGCCACCTCGCCGAACAGGTTGATGAATCGCTGCTCAACGTCCTCTGGCACGCGGCGCTCTTCTGCGACGTAGGCGTAGCAGCTGCGGCGGCTGATCTTCAGTGCCTCGGCGAGTGCCTCGATGCGGCCGCGCGTGGACTTCTGCGGAAAGGCGTGCTTGGCGACAATCCTCATCCAGTCGCCACGGATGCTGCGAACAGTGAACACTCGCCCTCCCTCTATGTGCCTGGCTGAATCTCCTCGATTATGACGCGCACGACGCCAAGATGCAAGTCTCTCAATGCAGCGAAGGCGCGCGGCGACAGGTCAATGCTGCGACTGCGCTTCGTCCATTTGCGCTTCAGGTCCTTGTGGCACCTGCCGCAGTAGTCCACGACGAGGACGATGACGCACCTGCTGCGGTCATCTGCTCGGCAGACCTTGATGGGGTACGGATCATCACCCCAGCGGAAGGTGCCGACGGCTGCGTAGTAGCGCGTGCCGTGTCGCGTGTACCAGGCGTTGTTCTTTGTGGCGTCGTACCACGATGCAACGCCGCGCACTGGGATGCCGTGATCTGTCCTGACTGGAACGCTTGGGTGGACGGCGAGCAGAATCGCCATCAAGAGCGCGATCAGTCGCTCGGCTCCGCTGCTACGAACCAATCGCAGAAGTCGTCAAGGTCAAGGATGATCACGGCGCGACGACGACCACCTCCAACGCCTGGGCTGTCACCGATCACCAAGCCACGCAGCTGGTCGCTCTTGACCGGCACGGTCTGCAACCAGTCCCACTGGCGCTCGCTAAAACTGCCGCCCACCTTGCACTGCACAGCCATCCAGTCGTTCGCCACGTCTTGCTTGCCGCCAAACTGTCCGACGCGCTGACCCTTCAGTCGCTTGGCAACTTCTCGCTCGAAGGCGTTGCCACGAGCGCGGCTGTTCTTTCCCTTGCGGCTCTTGGCTGGGTCAATCATCTTCTGCACGGCTTGGTCCTTGTAGTAGCCCATTAGACGAGTCTCGCCAGCAGCGCAGTGCCGCCATCGCTCAAGGTGAAGCGGCTTGGCTGCACGATCATCACGCCGTGCTTCATCAGGTCAAGGTTGGTCTTGCGGTTGCCGATCCCTTCGTACAGGAAGAACCAGCCCTCTGGAGCGATGGCGTCGGCGTAGCGCTGGCTCAGGATGCACCAGACGCGGCCAGAGACTCCTGGCTCGTAGCACCACGCATCGGGACCCTCTTGCACGGCGATCACCTGATCGTCAAGGAACGGAGCCTTCCGCTCGATGCGGATCACTTCACGCAACTCCTGTGATACCAAGCGAAGCGGGTGTTGCGCTTGTTGGCGACGAAGGTGATCACCTTGACCCGCCACGACTCCTTGAGCGTGTTCAGGTCGCCACTGCACCCGCCGCAGCTCGTTGCGGCGAAGACAGGCGCCTTGCTCGGTCCACCTCGCTGCGTTTTTACTGCTGCCACATTGCGCTCCTTGCGATCCATACCACCGAGGCGAACGCCACGATCAGGTAGATGGTAGCGGCTGCGCCGGCTCCCGCCTTGCTCACCTTCGGCAGACTAGCCCCCACAAGGAAGGCGATCACCAGCTGCGAGAACGCGATGATGGCGCCAACCGTGTCCCACGCGCTCATCGGTCGAACTGGTTCAACAGACGCACAAGGCTTTCTGTTGCTTTCTCAACCGCCTCCTGGACGGTCTCGCCGCTGAACGACCTCTCGCCATCCTCATCGTCAAGAATGACGAGCCACTTGTCGCCGTCCTTCACGGCCTCGGCGAATCGGTAGCCTGCTTGCGCTGCAAGAATCTCCAACTCCTTGAACATCAACCCTCCTCCATCTTGTCGGTGATGACGCGGTAGGCGTCTTCAGGCGACAGGTTGCTGGTATCGAGCGTAAGGTCTGAGCGGCTGTCTGTCCATCCCCTTTCGGTGATGTCAGCCGAGCCGAGCAGGACGCCGCCCATCCTCTCCCGCCTGACCTCTTCCGAAGCCGTCAGCCGGACGATGAAGATGCTCGGATCAACCGTTCGCAGATACTGGACTTCGGCGTCCAGCCGCACGTCATCCACCACCACGCCGTATCCCATCCGCTGCAGCTCGAAGTAGTCCCGCCTCCAGACCCTGAGCCAGAAGTGCGAGTCCACGCCACGAAGCGCAGCGCCGAGGTCCTGCAAGAGTTCACGACCGCTCAAGGTGGTCTTCCCGAAGTGCCGATCCACCGTCAGGATCTCGCTCTTGCCGAGGTCGCTGTACGCCATCGCCGCGATGTGCTTGATGGCGTCTGCGATGCCGTGGCGCTGGTAGCCACGATGCTCAACGAAGAGCGAGGCGATCGTGGACTTGCCGCTTCCCTGCGGCCCAAGAATCGCCAGCGACCTCACGGCAGCACCATCGCATCTGCCACCGAGAGGAAGCCGACCACCTTTGGCACGAGGTCAGTGCGCTCGAATGCGGTTGTCGCTGGAAGTTCCTTGACCTCCCAGTGCGGCTCCCGCACGCGGTACAGGTCCCACGCGAAGATGCCCTGCGGCGTCCAGTTGATGTACGCCGGACGCGCTGAACGCTTCCCTGCCTCCTCAATGAGCCAGTCGTACTTCGCCTGCTCAATGAGCAGCTCAGGGTAGTGCGTCTCCCTGCACTTCAACTCCAAGAGATAGTCCACTCGGCTCATAGGCGTCTCGTAGAACGCTGTGCAGTCCCAGTGGCTGAAGCCGTACTCCATCCGCTCAAGGTTCGGCACACTCGTTCTCTTGAGATGCGATAGCAGTTGCTCCTCGTTCACTGTCTCCCTCCTCTCGCAATAATCTCGCCAACACTTAGCACGCCTTTAGATAGAGTCTTCTCTTCTCTAGTTCTGTTCTGGTTCTTCTCTAGTTCTATAGCGTGACTAAACCGTGACTCAAGCCCTTTTCCCGCACGAGCCTTCTGTTGCCGAATCGCCGACGTGGCGTCCACTTGCCATCGAGACCAGTTCGAGACCTTGACGAGACCATCCCCAGATGCCTCCAGCAGACCCTCGGCGATGAGTCGGGGAACGCACCTCGAGAGGCGCGGCCCGATCACCGTTGCGAGGTGTCGCCGGTCGCGGAACTCGCCACCCTTCCGCATCTCCTTTGCCACCTCAAGAATCGTGACGAACGCACGAAACTCGATGTCGCTCAAGCTGGAGATGATCGCGTCCTTGTGTGCCTGTGCTGACCACTTGATCCATAGAGCCATTTCGTCCTCCTCCTACTTGCTCTTGCTTAGAACGGCAGGTCTTCTAGACCCTGCGTGTCCTCTGGGACCATCTTCGGCTTCGGTGCCTCACCGCTGTTCTTTGCAACGAACTCGCGGCTCGGCTTGTCCTTGCACCAACCGCCGTCAGGCGTCTTGTGAGACGCAGCCCAGAATGGGTTGTACGGCTTGCCGGTCCCCTTGCTCACGCCGCCTGGCTTGAGCGTCCAGAGTTCGCCGTGGCTGCAGGTCTCCCCACCGACGTTCTCGGCGAAGATCATTGCTGCCTTCGCAGCGAGAATCGCGTCGGCTGTAGCGTCGTCAGAATCAACGGAGAGGGGTGTAGGAGCCACGGAGAGGCGCGGAACCCTCCCAAGTGGTACTGCGGCACCCTTGTCTGGCGAATAGAGGCTCCTGCCCACTCCCAGCTGCGCGGCGCACCTGCGGAGCGCATCACTGGCCGCTGACTTCAACGGCTCATCATCCTGCGCGCTGTTCGGGTAGCCGAAGTCCTGACGGATGGTGGTCTTCCCACCGATCACGACGGCGAGCGATCCGTGGACGACGTTGCGAGCGCCGTCTGCGACCTTCACCTCGAACTGCCAGCCCTCGATGCCGAGGACGTCATCCAGCCGCTGCGCGACTGCTCGCGCATCTGCGTAGGTGAACGTCATCCCTGCTCGCCCTGGGCGATGCTTCAAGTCCTTCTCCTCGAATGGAGCGAGTAGTGCTGCTGCGATGTCCTTGCTCATAGTCCCTCCTCGTTCTTGAATCGGAAGACTCGCGCGCCTGGAACTTCCCGCGTCGCGGCTTCAATGATCTTCGGGTCCACTTTCGTTGCGACCTCCTTCCAGTCGGTCTTGACCGACGCCTTGTTCTGCTTCCACGTTGCCTGCCATCCGTTGCCGACGATCCCTGCCTTCTCGCCGATCGCTTCCTTTAGCGAGATGGCGAGGTTCTGCAGCTCTTCGTCAAGCAACTTGGATTCGTACTGCTTTTCCGAATACAGCGCCGCCACGCGGTCAATGCCGTCCGTTGCGTTTGCGTACTCTTCGCTCGCCTGCGGCACGACCTGCGCCAGCGCGTCAGAGTCCTGACCCTGCAAGGCTGGCGGCGTCTGCGTTGCGAGCGCGTTCCTAAACTCCACCGCCTTGCGGTACAACTCCGTCTGGTAGTCAATGCTCGCAGCCACCCGCTCAATGCGGAAGACCAAACCGCCGAGCAGGACTGCTACGTCGCACCACGGTGCGCCGGTGACGAACATTTGCCACTGCACCTGCGCCACCACCTCTGGCGGCACTGGGTGCAGACTCCAGCGCGGTGAGGTACTCGTCTTGATCTCCACCAAGCCCTCCTCGCCGACGATGGTGCGATCGAGCGACGCCATCACCCACGGCAGTTCCTTGAGTCGGACAATGCCGTTGCTGCGGCGCAGCTCGCGGCCAGTCTCCATCTCGTAGAACTCTGCGACCGTGTTCTCCAGCAGGATGCCGCGCACTGCTGCTGGTCCCACTGGGTCCGGCTGATACTTCCCTAGCTTCTCCGCCCAAAGCTGGAAGGGAGTTTTATAGGGGTTCAGCCCTGCGATGACCGAGACGTCGGTCGCCGTGATGCCGTCAGCCCGAAGTGCGAACCACTCAGGACTGCGCTGCTCTGCCTTGACGAACTCGTACTGCTTGCTCACTTGCCCTCC